GAGAATCTAGTATTTGACCCTACAAATCCTTTACAAGGAACATACTTACCTCCTGAACCAGGAGAACAACCTGATACAGAACAACTTGCAGAAGACTTATCTGATATAGAAGAAGAAGTATTTGCACCAAGAGAAGAGGCAGCTAGACAACAAGAAGTTGGTGAGCAGATAAGGTCAAGAGGTGCAAGGACAGTTTCTAATCTAACAAATCTATTTAGAGCAGGTGTCAAGAGATAATGGAAATGGATGTATCGCCTCCTGCGATAGTAATTATAAAAGAGCTTGAGACTTTACAGCTAGAGGCGTATGAAGATGGTGCATCAGTATCTATTGGATATGGACACAGTAATTTATCAGGTGGAGAACAATTTGATATGGGTGATGTAATCACAGAGGATAAAGCAGAACAATTACTAAAAGAAGATTTAAAAGAGATTGTTCGTATTGTAAACCAAAGGTTAAAAAATTATAATCTTACATTTACTCAAGAACAATTTGATACTATGGTAATAGCTACTTTTAACAGACCGAGCAAAGTATCTAGTAAAAAATTCTATGATGCTTTACTGTTAGATGATGAAGATAAAATACAAGAAGTTTGGGAAACATCTTTAACTGAACAAGATAGAAAAAACTTTCCTGGACTTGTAGAAAGATTGGAGATTGAATTGGCAATGTTAGACCAAGACCGAGGAATACCTGAACCTGAAGAAGGCTTTGACCCTTCACCAATACAAGATGTTAATCCAAGCAATATGCAAGACCAAGTAAGAGCAGGTAATGTAAGAGATGTTAATCCAAGCAATATGCAAGACCAAGTAAGAGCAGGTTCTGTGATTTCTAATATATGGAGTCAAGGTGTTGATTTTACAAATGCAGTAGCTAAATCAGAAAGTCAAGTGGTTGCACTAATACAAGCAGCAATAAACAATCAGAGAAGAGCAAAGAATCTACCTGATATATCTAACGACATGAGTATGGATAGAAAAAGAGAGACACTATCTGATGACCAAAAAGTTGCATTAGATATATTAAGGGGATTGTATGGCAAGTAAACTAACATCTTTCGATTATAAAAAACTTTTTAGAAATCCTGAATATTACAAAGAATGGTTGATGGAAAATAATTCTAATATTCTACAAAATAGAAATGATGAAGAAACTATTGTAGAACTTAATGAAATCAATCACAAAGCAGCAAGTATCTTGAGAGAATTAAAAGATGAGTAATCAAAGGTATAAGGATTATTTACAATCTATAGATAATATTCTTACAAAACATAATTTAAATCCTCAAAATATAAGAGAGATGTTGGTACAAGATTTATTAGCATTAGATGCAATACACACAACTGCAGTAAATACTGTTCAAGAAATGTATGATTTGGAGAAATTTGGAAGGATTGAAAATCCTGCAGATTTTATTCTTGATATTTTTGAAGTTGTTGGTAATTATGGAGATTTAGATTTAGATGAAAACTTTTATCGTGTTCGTAAAGCTCAGGGTATTGGTTTAGTTGAATCATTTGTTGATTTTGACAAAGTAATGAGAAATGATATTGGTGGATTTATGCAGACTGTAATTGAATCTGCTAGTGAATTAGATGATAATTTAAAACTTGTTATTGACAATAATCAACCTAGTTTTGATGAGGCATTAAATATATTTAATAAACTTCCTGAAGATGTAAAACTATCAGCTTTACAAAATACTCCACATGGGTTTTTAGAAAATAAAACAGTAAATATTCCTGCTAGAGCAGATAGTATAATTTTAAAATACATATCTAATCAAGCAGAACTTACTCGTTCATTTTTACAAGAAAGCCTTGGACATAGATTATTAGTAGAGGTATACAATTCTTTAGATGATTCTGTTGAGGGAAAATATTTAGAACAATTTTTAAATGATGTTGAATTTACAAATATGACTTTTACTGGGTCTGTTGTAGATTATGTCGAATTACAAAGTGATGATGTATATTATGGCATAAAAAAAATGACAGAGATTTATATGAAAGAATTTAGAGATAGTTTTTTGAATTACATTACAGGAACTTTTGATGACTTATATGAAAATACAGACTTTGCAATAAGAAACAATCAGATAAATAGAAATTTCGAAGAGTCGATAGAAAAATTAACTGAGGCAATGCAATCAAATAATGATGAATTATTTGAATTATATGGGAAAGAATTAAACGAAATAGATAGAAGATTTCTTGGTATTTTCAAAAATTTAAATGAAGAGTTTTTAGTTGATTCTCCTGCAGCAAGTTCAACATTTTTTGATACCATTAAAACACTAAAAGATAGTAAATATGTTCCAGGTGTAAATGATTTGGATGATATAGATATTAGATTAATGTCTAACTCAGATGCAGCTATAAAAACTATGGGTGTGCCAATAGCTTATGAAGATATGTTTGTAAAAACAAGAAATGATTTAACAACAGGTTCAACATTTGATAGAAATATATTTGATTTAAAAACAGAAGTTATAGCTAATCTTAAAAAATCTGTTGGTGTCGATAATTATTCAAGTGTATTTGATATTGCTTTAAAAGAACCAATGCACATGAGACCAATAGGTAATTTTATAAAACATGCACAAGCAAATAAAAATTTAAAAGTTGAAATGTTAGATGGTAACACAGGTCAATTTTTTCCAATATTATCGGATGATGGTAAAGGTAATATATCAAAAATTATGAAACAACAAGTAGGAGCAAAAGCTCCTGATGACTTAACAGTATTAGATAGTCTTGTTATAAGAGTTACTCCAGTAAAAGAAACAGCAGATTCATTAGAACAAGTGCAAAACTTTGTTAGAAATATGCCGAGTAAAAACTTTACTCCTCCTGAATTTAGGAAGATTGCAGATACACCTGAAGATATTTCTAGGTCTGTTGATAAAAATAAATTAGCACAAGCAGAAGATGTTTTAAAAAATACAGATGTAGGAAGACACATATCAGGAACAGCTTTAAATTTTGCTAAGAAAGCAGGTAAGGTTGGTTTTGGTACAGGTATGACTGCAGTTGCACCAGGAGATGTAATTATAGAACAAGGTATAAAAAGATTACTACCAAAACTAGGTTTAGCTTTTATATCTGCACCTGCATTAGCAGCATATACAGCTTATGAAATGGCTTTACTTGCAGCAGATGTAGGCAAAGGATTGTCAGAGGCAAAGAATAGAGGAGATGAAGAAAGTTTTAAATCAGCATTTTGGGATGGATTTACAGAAGATGCGTACTCAGATAAATATTCCATAGGTTACGCTTTGACTAAAGAAATACATGAAACATTGTTTCAAGATGTCTATGGTAGAATAGCACAAGAATATTTACCAGGAAGTGAAGACTGATGTCAACAGATTACAATGATGTAACTGCCCTTATAAATGGTTCTATAACCATGGAAGAGTATGAAAAAAGAAGATATGAAAGAAGGATTGCCGCACTTAGAGCTACACTTCCAGTCAGTGCTGACCAAAGATTATTAGATGCTGCAGAAAGAGCAGAATCATCAAGAGCAGATTTTGAATCACAAGTACCAAGTCAAGCAGGTTCATTAGAGGCAGTTGCTTTTAAAACAGAAATAGCAAGACAAGGTGGTCAAGGAACAGAAGATTCAACTATACAAACTACAGATGAAATGGGTGTAGATGAATCAAATGCTTTTGAAGATGCTTTATCAGGAGCGACAACATCAACACCTACAGAATCAACAGAATCAGGAGATAGAGATGAGTTTGGATTTACTGCTGATGATTATAAAAATGGTATAGCAATATATAGAGGTGATGCTCCATCAGGCGGAGAAAGAGTATTCAGCAAATCAGATTTACAGTCAGCATTATCTAATGGATATTCTTTGAGTCCTGTACCTTTATTTGAGGGAAACACAGGAGCAGGTGGTGGCTCATTTTTAGGTTCTACATCAGGAGAACAAATAGGTCGTATGAGTTCACAGATTTGGCAGGATGAAACAGGACAAAAGTTTTTAGTATTTGGTATTCCAGGAACAGATATGTTTGTTAGATACCAGGC